CTTGCCCTTCAGGAGCAGATGATGATGCTGGGCGCTATGGTGGACGACGCCAAGGGCGGGACGGAGGTGACCGACGCGCTTGCGGCGCAGTTCGGGATGGAAGCACCCATGCTGCCCTCCGGCGGGAGGGCCGGGAAGACGGAGACGTCTTCGGAAGGACAGGAAAGCGGCGTGACGCAGCGGGCGCGGCAGCGGGTGGCGGATTCCACCGCGCCCGCGTAAGGAGGCGGCGCAGTGGTTGAGGTGACATTTACTGACAAGGACGGCAGACTGGCATTCACCGCCGAGGGTCACTCCGGATACGGAGAATACGGCAAGGACATTGTGTGCGCCGCCGTCTCCGCGCTGGCCTTTACGCTGGCGGGGAACGCGGAGGACATGAAAACCAACGGCTGGCTTGTCCGCGACCCGGAGATCGACATGGAGACCGGCGCGAAGGTGGTATGCGCACCAAAAAAGGAGTGTATCGCGGAGGCGAGACTGGTCTTCTGCACCGTGATGACGGGATTTGTGATGCTGGAAAACAGCTACCCGGAGCACGTGCACGTAACATTGCTCGGTGAGAGCGAAAGCTCTTAATATATACCGAAGGATCGCCCACTTGACGGGCAGAAAGGAACACCATGCAAAACACAATGTTTGCCCTTTGCCTTCAGCACTTCGCGGAAGGCGGCGACGCGGGGGCAGCAACACAGGCTGACAGCGGGATCGCCTCCGCAGCGGGCGCGCAGGCCGTCGTATACGGCAAGCAGGAGACGGGGGACGCCGCCCCGGAAAAAGCATCGCCGAAAGACCTCAAAGCGAGGTACAGGGAGGCAATCAAAGGCGAGTACAAAGAGGTGCATGACGCCTACATCGAAGACCTGATGAAAAAGCGCTTTAAAAGTCAGGCGGAAGATAAGGCGTACCTCGAAAAGGTAAGACCCTTTATGGCGGAAATGGCGGAGCGGTACGGCGTCGGCACGGACGACGTGGACGCCCTGAAAAACGCTATCTACGCCACGCCCACGGCAGAAGAGGAAGAGGAGGCGCTGGCCTCCGGTAAATCCGTTGAGGAGCTGCGGGCGGAAAAGGCGAAAGACCGGGAGCTTGCCTTTTACCGGCAGAAGGAGATCGAACGTCAGGCCAATCAGACCATGATGCGGTGGCAGGAACAGGCTCAGGCGGCGCAGGCGAAGTACCCGACGCTTGATCTGACCGAGGAGATTCAGAACCCAGATTTTGCCGCGCTGCTCAAGGCCGGTATTGACGTGGAGACGGCCTTTACCGTGATCCATAAGGACGACATCATACCCGCCGCCATGCAGTACACGGCACAAACGGTGGAAAGCAAGATTGCCAACTCTATTGCCGCGAACGGCGCGCGACCGACGGAAAACGGGATGCGCTCACGCGCGGCGGCGATCGTTAAGAGCGACGTGTCGCAGCTTACCAAGGCAGACCGCGACGAAATCGCACGTCGGGTCTCCATGGGAGAAAAGATACGGTTCTGAAAACGTGCTTTTCTCCCGACAATAATACGATAAAGGAGAACAAGCGATGAACATTTACACTTTTAATTTTGACATCCAGAAGTTCGCGCAGCCTTCCGGCAGCCCTTATACCGGCTCGGCGGCGGGGCTGAACGTGACAAACGACCCGATCCACGACAGCAGCAATCACGCCTACGCGCCCTCCGGCTCGACCAATCAGGTGACCATCAACGGGGATAACCTCTCCGCCGAGATGAAGGTATTCTACGATATGCGTCTGCTGGACGAGGCGGGGCCGCTGCTGGTACACGACCAGTTCGGCCAGAAGCGTCCCATCCCCAAGAACGGCGGCAAGACCATCGAGTTCCGCAAGTTCAGCAACCTGCCCAAGGCGCTGACGCCCATCGTGGAAGGCGTGACGCCCGCGCCCGGCAAGATCGAGGTCACCAGCATGACAGCGACGGTAGAGCAGTACGGTTACTACGTACCTCTTTCCGACATGCTGGAGCTGACGGCCATCGACAATGTGATTCTTGAGACCACCAAGCGGCTGGGTCAGCAGTCCGGTCTGACGCTGGACACCATCACCCGCAACGTGCTGAACGCGGGGCTTAACGTGATGTATTGCCCTAAGTTTGTCAGCAACACGGAGACGGCAGTAACGACCAGAAGCGAGCTGAATACCACCGCGCAGCTGACCGTGGACGTGGTCTATCAGGTGGCCGCGAAAATGAAGGCCAACAACGTGCCGAAGATCAACGGCAGCTACGTGGCGATCATCCACCCCTATGTGGCTTACGACCTGATGCGCGACCCGCAGTGGCAGAGGCCCCACGAGTACGTTGACCCCGAGAACATCTACAGCGGCGAGCTTGGCCGGATCGGCGGCGTCCGGTTCGTGGAGGCCAGCGAGGCGAAGGTCTGGAAAGACACCACCTGCCCGCTGATCAACAGCTCCGGTTCTACGACTGACGCTGCTAACCGTCTGGCGGTTTTCAGCACCCTGTTCATGGGCGAGGGCGCTTACGGCGTTACCGAGATCACCGGCGGCGGCTTGCAGACCATCATCAAGCAGAAGGGCTCCGCCGGTACGGCTGACCCCCTCGACCAGCGTTCGTCCGTCGGCTGGAAAGCCATCAAGACCGCAGAGATCCTTGTACCGAATTATCTTGTCCGCGTGGAATCCTGCTCGGCGAGATATTCCGGCGACACGGCTGCGAACTAAGCAGAAGGGCGGCGGTACTCCGCAGAGGCGTTCCGCCGCCTTATTCCCGAAAGGAGAGTATTATGGCGACAAAACCTGACAACAAAACAGAAAATACCACCGGCGAGCCGATGGTGAAGATCAGAATCCCCCGGGACAAAAACGACAACAGCGACGTGTTTGTAGGGGTCAACAACCGGCAGTGGCTGCTGAAACGCGGCATGGAGCACGAGGTGCCCGCTTGTGTGGCGGAGGTGCTGCGCAACGCGGAGCTGATGGAAGAAGAAGCATATGCCTTTATCGAAAATCTCCCGGAGAGCGGCGAATAAACAGGACAAAAAAGGGGAGACGCGTTCTCCCCTTATGCTTTTTTAAGGAGACGTTATGAACGTAATTGAAGCGATCGGCAAGATAGACGACCTGAAGCCGAACACCTACAGCAACATGGAAAAGACCGACTGGCTGACGACGCTGGACCGGCTGGTAAAGCGGGAGATCATCGACGTATGCCTGCCGGGCAACGACGTCGCCGTGCCGACCTATACGGAAGCGGACACCATGACGGAGCTGCTGGTGCCCTCCCCCTACGACGAGATATATATCTACTGGCTGGAGGGGAAAATAGACTACTATAACCACGAGTATTCCGCCTACAACAACGCGGCGGAGCTTTTCAACAATTTGTTTCAGACTTATAAGGAGCGGTTCCAAAAGGAGCACCCGCAGGGCGACGCGGACGGGGACGGCAAGGCCGACGGGCGCGTGAGACTGCACCATTTTTATTAAGGAGAACGATATATGAAGCTGCCGTATCTGACAGAGCTGCAAAGAACAAGGCAGGTCATGAACACTTTCGGCGGGTATCACCACAGCTTGAAGATATCCGACGGGGAGATGTACGACATGGCGAATCTGACCAGCGACCATTACCCCATTCTTGCCACGCGGGAGAGCGCGCAGACCGTGTATCACGGCGACGCGGCGGTGGCCATGCCGGAGGCGATCATCGCCAAGGAGAAGCTCTGTTACGCGCGCGGCGGTAAATTTTATATAGACCACGAGGAAGTGCCCGACTTTGCGCTGAGCGACGAGCCGAAGCAGCTTGTTTCCATGGGCGCGTACGCGGTCATTTTCCCGGATAAGAAGTATATCAACACCTCCGACACGACCGACAAGGGCGAGCTGGAAGCCTCGTATTATCAGAAGTCGGACGGCACGAATCTGAGGTTAAGTCTGTGCGAAAAGAAGAAGGACAAGTGGGAACATATCAGAGTAGACTATATCGCGGACGAATTTCCGGACGCCATTGCGCCAGCCAAGGGCGACGTATGGATCGACACCTCCACCGAACCGCCCGTGAAAAAGGTATGGGACGACGAGCTGGAAATGTGGAAAAGCGGCGGAACGATGTACGTCGAGATCATGAGCTCGCTTCGTTCCACAGACAGTCAGGAAAACATAGAAAATAAGTTCAAAAAGGGTGACTGGGTGTCGATCACAACGAACTCCGACGTCACGGAGATCAAACGGATCGTGGGGAGCTGGGAAGTCATTGACACCGGCACGGAAATCGTGAGCGGCACGACTTACGGTTTTATCATTATTCCGGCTGCGATAACGCTGAGAAATGTAGCCATTCCGGACGACAAGTATTTGGAAATACGCAGGAAGGTGCCGGAGCTGGACTTCGTGACGGAGGGCAGCAACAGGCTGTGGGGCTGCAAGTACGGCGTCGTGAACGGGAAGACGGTCAACGAGATATACGCCTGCGCGCTGGGGGATTTCAAAAACTGGAATAAGTTCGGCGGCATTGCCACGGACAGCTACGCCGCCTCCATCGGTACGGACGGGCCGTTTACCGGGGCGGTCACGTATAACGGTTATCCGATCTTCTTCAAGGAGGACAGGATGCACCGGGTGTACGGCAGCTATCCCGCCAACTATCAGATCACGGACGTGAAGTGCAACGGCGTGAAGGACGGCGCGGCAAAGAGCCTTTCCATCGTCAACAACGTGCTGTACTACGTCTCCCGGGCAGGCGTCATGGCCTACGACGGCACCGTGCCGACGGAGATATCAGGCAGCCTCGGCGACGGCTTTGTCTGTCAGGAGGCGGTCGGCGGCGGTCTGCTGAAGAAGTATTTCGTGTCGCTGAAGAACGGCGATACCGACACACTGTTTGTATTTGACGCGGACAAGGGGCTGTGGCACCGGGTAGGAACGGACTTTCATATCACGTCCTTCTGCTGTTGGGACAACGCGCTGCTGTTTACGGAGAGGGACGGCGAATATCTGCGGGCGTTCAAGGGCACCGGGGACGATTACAGGGCGGACGAGGAAGCCGTTGCGTGGTACGCGGAGAGCGGCCTTTTCAATACAGACGAGCCGGACAGGAAGTATATCTCCATGCTGACCATCCGCATGGCGCTGGCCGTGGGCGCGGAGGTGGCCGTGGAAATACAGTATGATTCCTCCGGGTATTATCTGCCGGTGTGCAAGCTGCGGGGACGGAACCTGCGGAGCTTCAACGTGCCCGTGCGGCCGCGTCGGTGCGACCATTTCCGTGTGCGTATCTCCGGCAAGGGGGCGGCGAAGATATTCTCCATCACCGCCACCGTGGACGAAGGGAGCGAGATCGTACATGAGTAAGCTGTTCAGTACCCCGGCGCTGTTTTCCGGCAGCCAGCAGGAGACGGTGAAGCAGACCGTCAACACGCTGTATCTGCTTTCGGACGAGCTGACAAGGGCGTTTGACGAGACGGAAGAGACGGCGCAGCGGAATCTGATCGAGAAGACGAAGAAGATTTATACAGATATGGATCAGTCGAAAACGGAGCTGCTCGGCAGGATCAAGGCTGCAAAGGAATACGCCGACGGCCTGATGGTATTGGAGGCCTCGCGGGCGATCACGCTGGCACCGGACAGGGAGCCGTATTCACCTACGCAATCGGCACCTGCTGTCTATAAAGACCCCTTCGGTATCGTCCATCTGGAGGGGCGCATCGTTAAGATAGAGGAAACACCGGCGGAGACCCCGGCGGAGACACCGGAAGAAGCGCCGGAAGAAGCGGATCACGGGGAATTGCTCGGAAGGTTCCGCATAACAGGATACACGGCGGAGGAGGGATTCCCGGAGGGATCGCCTACCGCTTCCGGCGAGGGCGTGCGCGCGGGATACTGCGCCATGAACCTGACGCAGATGGGAATGCTGGGCATCCATTACGGAGATCAGATTTACGTGGACGGCATGGGCACCTACACGGTTATGGATTGCGGCTGCGACGAAGGCATCGTGGATATCTGGTGCGAGACCAACGCGGAGGCCTACGCCTTTACGGGATATTATGACGTGTATCTGGTAACGGACGGCGGCTCCGGCGGCGGCGATTCCGGCGGCGGCGATTCCGGCGGAGGCGGCGATCCGGCGGACGTGCCGGTGACGAACGTACTGATCGGACAGCTTCCCGTCGGATACAGACCTGAGAAAGAACAGCGATTCGCTGCGGCGGCGGGGATGATGACCTCCACCGTCGGCGTGGTGCCGGACGGCGGCATATACGTGCGGTCAGAAGACCTGCTGGACGTATCGCTGGACGGGATCACGTTCAGGGCATACATACCGCCGGAGGAACCGGCAGAAACGGACACTACGACAGATACAGATTTGGAGGGATAATAGATGGCTTTTCAATTCAGACGGTTTGAACCCGACGACAACCTTGCCACGGCGCGGGCGATGGCGAACCGCTACACGGAGCCGTACAGCGAGACCAACGATTCCCGCGTGACGGAGCTGCGGCGGCAGTATGACACGATCAACGCGCAGAAACCCGCCGACTGGACCGGCGGCAAATACGGTGAGCAGATGGACGCGGCGATGCAGAACATCCTGAACCGCAAGCCGTTCGTCTACGACATGAACGCCGACGAGCTGTACCAGCAGTATAAGGACAGGTACATCCGGCAGGGACAGCAGGCGATGGCCGACACCATGGGACAGGCCGCCATGCTGACGGGCGGCTACGGCAACAGCTACGCCCAGACCGTGGGGCAGCAGCAGTACAACAACTATATGCAGGCGCTGAACGACAGGGTGCCGGAGCTGTATCAGCTGGCCTTGCAGCGGTATCAGGCGGAGGGCGACCGGCTCAACACCAACTACGGCCTGTTGAGCGACGCCTACGGCAGAGAACGCGGGGAGTATGAGTACAACAACGCTCAGTGGCAGGCCGCGCTTGACAGGGCCTATAATATGTACGCCGATCAGCGCAACTTTGCCGCCAGCGACTACTACGCCAACCGGGATTACGCGGAGAACCGCTACGCCAACGAATACGCGCGGCAGTACAACGAGTTCAGCGACGCCAACAACTGGGACTTTGCCGCGTACCAGCAGGCCGTGGCGGAGGATCAGTTTGCCCAGCAGATGGCGGCGAGAGGAAGCAGCGGCGGCTCCGGGGGAAGCGGCGGCAGCGCTGAAAATTATGGCCTTAGCAAAACAGCATTCAGTAAAAGGTTGGTATCAGAAACTAAATTCAACAAAGGTGCAACAGCCGTGACGCGAGGTAACCGCGGCAACACGGGTAACGGTGGCGTAAAGTTCAACGGCAGAACGTATAATTCGTACGCGGATTATCTTTATACAACCATTATGGAAGCGTTTGAAGACGGCACAATCTCGAAGACAACAGCCGAGTCCCTTATTGCTGAAAATAATCTTACAGATTTCATTGTCAATAATAAGATCATGCGCTGATAGGAGGTCACAATGAAGAAAAAACGAGATCGCAATGAAATTCTTGCGCCGTTGGCACAGGAATACCTATCTCGTCAGGCGAACTCTGCGCTATCGTCAGCAGATCGCATGTCGGAAGCTTATAACAGCCGATTCTTTGACGCGAACGGAAACGAAAAAAACGGTTTTCTGCCAGGAAGCGAGCAATATTTAAAATCTACGGCGAAGCAGTACTATGATATAAAAAAAGCGGCAACTAATCTCGCGTATAACATGAGCCGGTTCGGCAGCTATTATGATGATGAGTACAACGCATCCATGCAAGCCGCCATTGACAATCTGAATCAGAACAAGGGCAATTTCGGTTCGATCTACAACGCGGCGCGGGCATCGCGTGACTTTTATTCGCAGTTCAAAACCGAGAACGATTATAACGCCTACATGACGGAGGCAAGAAAGGCGCAGGCCAAGCAGGAGCAGGCGGACAAACTGAAGAAGATGAGCGACGCCGAGCTTGACCGGACGATCAGCGACGTGAACCGCACCATTCAGCAGTATAAGAACGGCGGCGCGATCAGCAATAACGCGCTGGCGTGGCTGCGGGAAGTGGTATTCGGCATCATTGACAGCAAGAACGGGACGGATTACCACACCGCAGGCAGCGACAAGAGGGAATCCGACCGCAAGCTGCTGCAGGAGGCCGAGCGGAAGCTGAACGAGCTGATGCAGGAGAAGCAGAGCCGTTCCGACGCGGCGCTGCTGGAGAGGATCAAAAGAGCCGGTGCGGAACGGAAATTTGACGAGCTGCACCAATACGCGTCGGAGATCAACTCCAGCAACTTTTTCGACGAAGCCTCCCACACGCCGAAGGGCGCTACGAAGGGGTATACGGAGCCGAGAAAAGAGGCCTATGAAAAACTGAAAACCGAGCTGCTGAAACGCGGATTTACGGAGGCGGATATCGAGCAGTACGGCAATATCAAGGCTAACGAGGCTTCGCAGAAAAGACAGGAAAAGATCGCCGCCGCAGCAGGATCAAACGCGGCAGCGGGAGCGGCGCTTTCTTTGGCGGGTATCGTGACGTCTCCAATGAGAGGTCTCACGAATATCATGGGAGACGCGCAAAAGATCAGCGGAGATTATCTGCCCGGCGCGACGCCCGGCGACCTGCTGACCGACCTTTCCAAAGGCGCGACGCAGGGCGTGACGGCGGGCATTGAGGGGCGTGTCAACGGCGGGCTCGGCAAGGTGCTTTCCACACTGTATCAGTTCACCACCTCCGCGGCGGAATCCGGGTATATGATGCTGACGGCGGGACCGTTCACGGAGCTGCTGTTTTCCGCCAACGCGGCGGCGGACGCCTACGACGAGGCGCAGAAAAGAGGACTGACGGAGGCGCAGGCGCTAACCTACGCTTCCGCATCCGGTATCTTTGAAGCTCTGTTTGAGCATCTGAGCATTGAAAAGATCAAATACTTTCAGGCATCCGGCAAGAGCACCATTCTGAATTTTCTGAAATCTTTCATATCGGAAGGCACGGAGGAAGTATCAACCTCCCTCGCGGACGAGATCGCGGATTACCTGATCAACGGCGGGCTGTCGGCATATGAGACGGCGCTTGCGGAAGGCATGACACCGCAGGAATACGGCTTGCAGTTTATTCAACAGTTGGGGCTGGACTTTCTGGGCGGCGGCTTCGGCGGTCTTGCTATGGGCGGCGTACAGCACGGTATTTCCCTTACCGCGCAGAGCAAAAACATGGGCGCGGCGAACCGGGACGCGGGGCAGGCGCTTGTCAGAGCAAACGCGCTGCAAACGGTGATCGAGCAGGGCAGGCAGAGCGGGCAGAAGAAGACCGTCCGCAACGCTGAAAAGCTTGCCACCCTCGCGGCGGCGGAGGACATCGGCAAGCGCGGCGAAAAGCTGGCGGGCGGCATTTATTACGCCCTGAACAGCGACCATATCAGCAACGTGATCGGAGAGACTGCCAAGCAAATTGCGGCCGATAACAACGAGACGGTCACGGACGGGCAGATCAACGAGATCGCGACGGGCGTCACGGCACTGATCTCCGGGCGGAACCTGACGCCGGAGCAGTTCGACGCGCTGGATACCGAGACCGGCAAGAAGGTCATGGAGGACGTGCGCAACAGCGGCAGCGAGCTTTCCAATCTGCTGATGATGGACTTCATCCTGCGCAGCAATATAGAGACCCACGACAAGACCGAAGCGCAGCATGCGGAGACGACCGACGAAGCGGAGCGGGAGGCCGCACCGCAGCGGAACGCGGCGGCAGAGCAGACGGAGCAGACGGCGCAGAATGCGCGGACGGTGGAGCAGACGGCGCGGGAAGCGGCGGAGGACGCCGTATTGACACCGGAGGAAAAGGAAGAGATCGCGGAGGTCGAAAACGGGGAGACGAGAAAGGAAACCGCCGAAGCCGTACTGAAACGGGAATCCGGGAAGTACGGGCAGGACGCAAAGACCATGCGCGACGCCTACGAGAAGGGGCAGGACGCGGAAAAATACGCGGTCGCCTTTGAAGACGCCTACAACATCGGCTATACGTTGCAGCCGGAAAAGGCGCTGAAGCAGGCCGGTTACCTGACCGACGGCCAGCGGCAGACCGCATATCAGGCCGGCGTGAAGGCGGCAGAGCGCAAGGCGCTGAACATCGCCGACAAATACGGCGCAGCCAACGGCAAAACGGGGCGCAGGCGCGGCAGCGTGACCGGGAAGGGCGTTACCATCGCCGATATGAAAAAGGCGTTTAACGACCAGCAGGGACGCGCCTATAAGGTGCTTTCCGCCATTGCGGACGTGACCGGCATTGATATTGTGCTGTATGCCTCCGAAGCGGACGGCGAAGGCAACTATCAGGGCGCGCAGGGAAAATTCAACTGGAAGGACAACGCGATCTATATTGACATCAACGCCGGGCTGAAAAACGTGAACGACGTGGGCAGCCTCGGCAAGTATGCCATGCTGCGCACTTTTACGCATGAATTTGTCCATTTTATTGAAAAATGGAACGCGAAGGGGTATAATGACCTCAGAAAGACGGTATTCGCGTACATGACGGAGAACCGCTCGGAGGACGGTTTGACGGCGCATGAAATGATTCAGGACGTCATGGACGCGCAGGGCATCAGCTATGACAGGGCAAGCCGCGAAGTGGTAGCGGAGAGCCTTGCCGATATTCTTCCGGACAGCCGCTTTGTGGAAACGCTGGCGGAGAAGCACCGGACCGTCTTTGAAAAGCTGCGCGATATGCTGAAAGAGTTCGCGCAGAACGTAAAGGACTATTTTGCCAATCTGGGCTGGACGAGATACGCCGGGGCGCGTCTTCTGAAAACCGAGAAGGACGGGATCACCGGGTATATTGACGGGATCGTCAAAGTGTTCGACAGCGTGGCAGAGGGAGCCGTGGAAACGTATCAGATGGCGTTCGCCGTGGACGAAACGACCGGCGAGACGGTGGTTGAAGCGCAGCCGGTAACGGAGGAAACGACGGAAGAGACCGCAGCGGAAGAAGAACCGGCGGTTGAAACGGAAACAAAAGCGGAGGAAGCGACGCAATCCGCCGCTGAAACAGAGAAGCCTAAAACGCGATTCCCGAAGTATCACGAGGCGAAGAACGCGCAGGCGGCAACGGAAAAAACGGCGGAGCCGACGGAAGCAGCCGAAGAACAGACGGCGGCACCTAAAGGATCACAGAAACAAAAAACGGCGCAGGCAGCGCCGGTAAAGGAGAATAAACAGAATGGCGCAGAAAATGATCGGCAGACTGACCGAGGAACAGTACGACAGCCTTCCGGGAATGGGCAGAGAGATTCACAGTTACTGGAGGAACTACAAGAAGAAGCTGTACAAGGACATGGCGGACAGCGGGGAACTGTACCCGTATCTGATGAAGGAAGGCGAGAGACTGGAGGAAATGGTGATCAGTCTGATGCAGAACGGAATGGATCAGGCGGGAGCGCTGGAAGTGGCGAGAGCGGAGTACAACGAGGACATGATGTACTAAGCGAACCGGAAACGCTTCCCGAAGTCGTACAGCAGGAGAAGGAACAGCGGTCAACGGAGAAGCCCAAGGGCAATAACTTTGTGATCGGCGACAGCTTGGAGCTGCCGTCCGGGGAGAAGTCGCGCTATAAGGCCAATGTTGAGGCGATACGACTTGTAAAAAAGCTGGAGGCAGAAGGACGCTACGCCACTCCTGAAGAACAGGTCGTGCTTTCCAAATACGTTGGCTGGGGCGGTCTTGCCAACGCATTCGGCGAGGAACGCTATAATTACGAGACGCACAGCAGGGAACGCGCGGCAAAGCAAGGCTGGGAAGCAGAATTCGCCGAACTGAAAGAGCTGCTGACAGAGGAAGAATATAACGCCGCCAGCAAAAGTACGCTGAATGCGCACTATACCGATATCTCCGTCATCAAGGCCATGTATCGCGGTCTGAACCGGCTGGGCTTTGACGGCGGGCGTATGCTGGAGCCTTCCTCCGGCGTGGGCAATTTCGTCGGCGCGATGCCTGCGGATATGACGGCGAAGGTCAAGAGCTGGACAATGGTAGAGCTGGACAACGTAACCGGCTTGATCGCAAAATACCTTTACCCCAACGCAGACGTGCGGATTCAGGGATTTCAGGACGCGAATATCCCCAACAACTTCATGGACGTCGCCATCAGCAACGTGCCTTTCGGCGACTATGCCATCCCCGATAAAACATATCCCGCAAGGGTGACGAAAGCGATTCACAATTATTTCTTTGCGAAATCGCTTGATAAAGTGCGCCCCGGCGGCATTGTCATGTTCATCACTTCCAGCTTTACGATGAACGCGAAGGACAGCGGCGTGAGAGAGTATATCATGAAACGCGCCGATCTGCTGGGCGCGATCCGGCTGCCGCAGACCGCCTTCAAGGGGAACGCCGGTACGGAAGTGGTGACGGATATCCTTGTGCTGAAAAAGCGCGCGCCCGGCACGGATTATGCCGGTGAGAGCTTTCTGGAAGCGCCGTATCAATATTTCAGCGGGGGTGCTGCCTACGTCAACGAATACTTCACCAATCACCCGGAAATGGTGCTGGGTACGCCCTCGTTTGAGCGCGGCATGTACGGAAGAAGCACCTTCACCTATAAGCCGCTGGAAGGCAAAGGAAACCTTGCGCAGCAGATTGACGAGGCGTTCAGTCACATCAATGGCAAGATGGACTACACGGCTACGCCAACGGCGGAACGCAGCAACTTTGATTCCGCCAGAAAAGCGAAGCACCCGAAGGAAGGAAGCCTGTCAGTAGAAGGCGGCAAGCTCTATCAAAAGAAAGAAGGCGAGACAAGGGAAGTTGCCGCCGATAAAACGACGGTAGAGCGCGTCAAAGGGCTGCTCGACATCCGCGACGCCTACAGAACGTTGGCGGAGTATTTGCAGCAGGGGCAGGCAGAAAGGCTGATTAAAAAAGCCCGGAATGATCTGAACACCGCGTATGACAATTTTGTAAAGAAACACGGGTATATCAACACCCCAGCCAACCGCAAGGCGATTGAAGGAGACCCTGACCGCTTCTCGATCTATTCTCTTGAAAACTACGACAACGAGAAAAAGACCGCGACAAAGGCGGATATCTTTACCAAGGACACAATTGCCCCCAACAGAACGGTAACACACGTGGACGACGTGGCTGCAGGCGTGATCGTCTCCGTCAACAAGACCGGCACCATTGACGCAGGACTTATCGCCAACCTTACTGGCAAGAGCATTGACGCGGTGACGCGGGAGCTGATCGACGGACGCCTTGCGTTCAAGAACAAGGACGGCGTGCTGGAGCCAGCAGAGACGTATCTTTCCGGAAACGTGCGGGCGAAGCTGCGGGAAGCGGAAGCGCTTGTTCCATTTGACAAGGATTATCAGAACAACGTGGACGCACTGCGGGAGATTCAGCCGCAGGATATTCCGTATCAGGATATCTATACCGTGCCCGGCGCGGTGTGGGTGCCTACCGCCGTCTATGCTGATTTTATTGCGTATATGCTGGGCGGGACAAACACCGTTTCGTATCGCGGGCCGGACGTGGAAGTGAGCCGCTCCAATCAGACGGGCAACTTCACGATAAAACTGAACAACGGCAGACTGAAAAGCGGCTACCGCAACACGCAGCAGTGGGGCACAAAGTACCGCTCTTTCCTGAACCTGTTTGACGCCATGCTTGCCAACCGCAGCGTTGTTGTGAAGGATAAGCTGGCGGACGGCACATTTGAGATCAACAAGGTGGAAACCGCCGCCGCCAATGAGAAGATCGAGCAGATCACGAAGGAGTGGCAGAAGTGGCTGTGGGAGGACGAGACGCGGAGAAGCGAGCTTGCTTCGCTTTATAACGAGACCTATAACGCGCTGGTCAATCCGAAATATGACGGTGAAAATTTGACTGTAAACGGGCTGAACGCCGGGTTTGCTTTGAGATCACATCAGAAATCAGCCGTCAAGCGGATCGTTTCCTCCGGCGGCAATACGCTGCTTGCCCATAAGGTCGGCGCAGGTAAGACGCTGGAGATGGCCGCAGCCGCCATGAAGCTGAAAGAGCTGGGCATTGTAAAAAAGCCGATGTTCATTGTTCCGAAATCACTGGTGGCGCAGTGGGGCGTGGAATTCAAAAACTATTTTCCGACCGCCAGACTGATGGTAGCCGACGAAAAGAGCTTTACCCCCGCCAACCGGAAGGTTCAGGCCAATCAGATCGCAAACAACGACTACGACGGTGTAATCGTCTCTTACGAACAGTTCGAGAAGATCCCCATGTCTGCGGAGTTTCAGCGGGAGTTCTATCAGGAACAGATTGACGATATTATCGCCTCCATTGCCGAAGAAAAAGCGGAGAAGGGCAAGAGCCTTTCCGTTAAGGACATGGAAAAGCGCAAAGCGCAGCTTGAGGCGGAGATCAAAAAGCTGACCGACAAGGCGAAGGACGAGGACAATATCACCTTTGAGCAGCTTGGCATTGACAGTATATTTGTTGACGAAGCGCACAACTTCAAAAACCTGATGTATACGACCCGCATGACGAACGTGGCGGGTCTGGGCAACAAGAACGGCGCGAAGCGCAGCTTCGATCTTTATACGAAGGTGCGGTATCTGCAAAAGCTCAACGGCGGACGCGGCGTGGTGTTCGCCACGGCGACGCCGGTGATGAACAGCATGTCGGAAATGTATATCATGCAGAAGTATCTGCAATCCGACGCGCTGAATCAACTGGGGCTTTCCACCTTCGACGCATGGGCAAAGCAGTTCGGCGAAGTGGTCAATCAGATGGAGATCAAGCCGAGCGGTCAGGGCTTCCGCGTGAAGCAGGCGTTTTCCAAGTTCCGCAATCTGAATGAATTACAGCTGCTGTTCAGGAGCTTCTCCGACGTGCTGACGAACATTCCCGGTCTGAAGATCCCGAAGATGAAGGGCGGGAAAGTGCACGTCGTGGAATGCGAATCTTCCGCGTTCCAGAAGAACTACATGAAGGAACTCGAAAAGAGAGCGGAGAATATCAGGAACGTAGACCCGCGCGATGACAACATGCTGAAAATCACCAGCGACGGGCGGAAAATCTCTTATACGCAGAAAATGATCGACCCGTCTTTGCCCTATGAGCCTGGCTGCAAGATCATGCGCTGCGTGGACAACGTATTTGACGTTTGGAAAAACAGCAAGACATTTACAGACGTTGACGGCAAGACGCAGAAGAACGGAACACAGCTGGTATTCTGCGATATGGCGACGCCGAAGGGAAGAAGCGCCACCGCGAAAACGGAGGAAACGGAAGAATCAACCGACGCGCAGAGTGTGCAGCTTTATGACGATATCAAAGAGCTGCTTGTGAAAAAGGGTATTCCGGCGAAGGAGATCGCCTTTATTCACGATGCAAAGACCGATCAGCAGAAGAAAAAGCTGTTTGAAGACGTCAACGAAGGACGGGTGCGCGTGCTGATCGGCAGCACCGGCAAAATGGGCGTCGGCATGAACGCGCAGCGCAGGATCACAGCGATCCACCATCTGGACGCGCCGTGGAGACCGGGCGACGTGGAGCAGCGCAACGGAAGAGCGTATCGACAGGGGAACCTGAACCCGGAGGTTGAATGCTTTACCTACGTTACCGTCGGCAGCTTTGACGCGCGTCTGTGGGATATACTTGACCGCAAGCAGAGCTTTATCAATCAGATCATGAACGGCGAGGACGTGGGACGGTCCGCAGAGGACACCGGCGAAGTGACGCTTTCTGCGGCGGAAGTAAAAGCGCTTGCTTCCGGCAACCCGATGATCATGGAGCAGGTGCAGCTGCAAAATGATATTTCTAAGCTGGAGGACCTGCGGCGCGCTCACAATTCGGAAGTGGCGACCGCGAGGGAAAAAGCCGCGAAGGATCAGACGAATATCGCCACCGTTACCAGCAACATTCAGAACGCGCAGAAGGATATTAAAGACAGGAAGGACACCTATTCTGACGGCAAATTTAAGATGACCGTCGGAACAGCTACCTATACTGATAAGAAGGATGCCGGTATCGCACTTGTTGAAGAAGTGCGGACAAAGGCGAAAGAGGGAAAGACTGTCAAAATCGGCAGCTTTGCCGGATTTGAAATTACCGTATTAAAAAAAGGCCCCGACGTGGCCGGTTTTATCACCGGCAGCCAGAGCTATCCCTTCAATATTTACTTTGAGCGCACCACGCAGATGGTCAACAAGATCATTGACACGGTGCAGAACCTCCCCGCGCAGATCGAGAAGTGGCAGCATATTCTCGCGGAACTGAAAACTGACCTTGCCGCGCAGGAAAAGATCGTCAATTCGACCTTTGCCAAACAGGACGAGCTTGACAGCAAACGCGCCCGGTTCAACGAAGTGATGGCGATTCTGAACCCGAAAGAGGAGCAGGCGCTTGACGAAGTTGACGACGAGCAGGAGCAGAGCCGGAGTTTTCTTGAGGGAATCGACTTTGATAAATTAAGAGCGAAGGTTGTTTCACGTTTTAATTTGCGAGGCATTAACGATTATATCCACGTGCAAAAGAAAGTTTTGGAAGGGTTGAAGAAAAATCATTTCTTTAATTCCTTTAATGAACATGGCAGTATCGCGCGGTTTTCTACTGTTGAAGATACCGGAATGCGTGTGGAGATAAATCAAAGCGGCATTCGTGAAACTCTCGGGCCGGATAAAAGATATGGAAAAGCCACTGCGGAGAAGAAAATTCTTAAACTGGCTGTCATTGAGCAATTGCCGGAGATAATAGCGAACGCCAAGCAGGTTGATGATGATGTCAAAAACAGACACGACAACGCAAGCAATAAAAAATATGCCTATCTGGAAGGACAGACATATGTTGATGAAATCCCCGTTAAGGTCAGAATCGACGTTAAAAAATCGCCGATAAAGAACAAATTCTGGATGCATTATGTGGACGTCGAACAAAATATGTCGGCGACCCCTGACCTACCGGTAGCACAAAGTGCAGATCCGGTCATCCATAGTTCGTCGCCGACGGAAGCTATTGTACAACAGAACGCCGATATTGTCAAGGAAAAATTCATCGAACAAAACCAGCAGCGCGAGGAGGCGATGACCGACCGGGAAATTTTGCAGATCGCGCGGGAGGAATTGCAGAAGACGCAGTTGAGCCCGGCGGAGCGGGACGGACTGGCCATTATCGGCAGACGGCTTGATAAGCTGGAGGCGTTGCAGGCGGAGCGCATAGAGCTGGGGCAGACGTACCGGGAACAGCAGTTCGGCAAGGGCGGCAGCCGTAAAGAGGCGGCGGCTACGCTTGACAGGATGCACGAGCTTGACGCGCAGGTCAGAGAGGCGGAAAACGCCGTGCTGAAGGTGGAGAACACCGACGTGCTGAAAAGTCTGCTGCAAAAGAGCCGGACGGTGATCGAGAAGCAGGATGCCGCGAAGACGCGGGAAGCACTGCGCCGTTACCGCGACAGACGGGAGAACGCCGCCGCCATTAAGAAATACCGCGACAGGATCAGGAAGGACACGGATTCGCTGAAGCAGTGGATCATCAAGCCCGATAACAAAAACGTTATCAAGCACGTGCCGGACGCGCTGAAACAGGCCGTGATCCCGTTCCTTTCCTCCATTGATTTCACCAGCAAGCGGCAGTTGAAGGGCGGGGCGGCGACAAAAGCGGACGCGGCCTTTACCAACGGGCTGGAAGCCATTGCAAGAGCCCTGCAAACCAGCGTAAACGCGGGTGATATTGAAATCGGTCTGCCGCCTGAATTTACGGAAAGACTGTACAATCTGGCGGCCGCTGCAAGGCTTTATGTTGACAGCAACAGCGGCGAGTACGTGATCAACCGGATGACGGCGGCGGAGCTGAAGGAGCTTTCTTCGGTGGTGCGCAATCTGAAGGCGTTTATCACGAAGTATAACCGGATGCATGAGAACCTTGTGTTTGCCCACGTTACGGAGGCGGGAGACAACAGCATCGGTTATATGGCCGAGCTTTCCAACGCGAAGCACACCGGCACCGTCACCAACCGGCTGCTATGGGAGCAGATGCGCCCGGCCTACGCTTTTGAACGGTTCGGCGAGGGCGGCAAATCCATCTGGCAGGAGCTTGTGAACGCGGAGGACAAGCTGGCGAAAACCGCCAGGAAAATCATTGACTTCGCGGAACAGACCTACACGGCGAAGGAAGTCAACGCGTGGACAGAGGAAATGCACACGTTTGATTTCCTTGAGGAAAAGGTGCAGATTTCGACGGCGTACCTGATGGCGCTGTATGAGCTGTGGCAGCAGGAGGATTCACGGCGGCATATACTGAAAGGCGGACTCCGTGTCGCAACCAATTCCGAGAGCGGCGAGAAGATCATGGACAACGGGCACGTGATGACGGAGGACGTGATAGAGCACATGCTGGCGGAGCTGACGCCGCGCCAGAAGGAAGTGGCGGACAAGCTGCAACAGTATATGCAAAAGGAAGGCGGCAAGCTGGGCAATTACGTCACCATGGCGCGGTTCGGTGAAGCGCTGTTCGGCATTGACCATTATTTCCCGATCAATTCCGACGGGCGGGAACTGCCCGCAAACGCGGACGAGAAATTCAAAAACGCCGATCTTTACGCGCTGCTGAACATGGGCTTTACAAAGCAGCGCAACGACGCCGCGAATAACCGGCTGATCGTTTACAATATTTTCGACGTCTTTGCCAACCACATGGCGAGCATGGCGCAGTACAACGCCTATGCGCTGCCGCTGATCGACACGCTGAAATGGCTGAATTACAGGCAGACGGAGGAAATAGAGGAAACCGGCGAGAACGGCAAGACGACGAAGAAAAAGCTTGAGCTTGACACTGTGCGAAAGCAGATGGCAAGAGCCTACGGGACGCCGGAGGACGTGAAGGGTTCCGGCAGCGCCGGTTACGCGGAAGCGTTTGTCACGAGCCTTATCCGGGACATTAACGGCACCGCGCCGCAGGGCAGCGAATACGACAGCCTCGCGATGAAAGAGCTGCACCGGTTCAACAGGGCGCAGGTGGCGTTCAACGCCCGCGTGGTGATCCAGCAGCCGTTGGCGATCACAAGGGCGGCTATGCTGCTGGATTACGGTACGCTGATCAGGGGGCTTTCCTTCTCACCGGCGCAGATCAAGGCGAATATCGCGGAGATGCAGGAGCACAGCGGCATCGCGCTGCGGAAATCGCTGGGATTCTACGACGTGAATATCTCCCGCGGGTTGACGGAGCTGATCAAGCACAGCCAGACAATACCGGAGAAGATCACGGAATTCGGCATGAAGGGCGCGGAAATCGCGGACAACGTGACGTGGGCGGCGATCTGGAACGCCTGCAAGGTTCAGGCGAAAAAGAAAAACCATAACCTGACGGAAGAACAGCTGATGGAAGCGACCGGAAACCTGTTCGATGAAGTGATCTACAAAACGCAGGTGGTTGACAGCGTTCTTGCCAAAAATCAATATCTGCGGTCAAAAAGCCCGACTGCCCGTGTTCTCGGGTCATTCATGAACGAACCGATGACGACGGCGAGCATGGTGCTGGACGCGTTTGACAAATACAACACCGACCTGAAGCGCGGCAGGAGCCGCAGCGAAGCATGGCGTCTTAACAAAAAGAATATCGGCAGGACGTTGTACGTCTATGCGGTATCACAGATATTGCTTTCCGCCGTGGAAGCCGTCGCAGACGCATGGAGAGACGATGACGACGAGCCATTCAGCCGGAAATTGATCGACGCTTTCACAGACAATGTAACGGAAGAATTACTGCCCTTCAACAAGCTGCCGGTTATCAGCGCCGTGTACGACCTCGCCAAATCGGTATTGGCCGCATTGGGGTTCGATACTTACGGATACGGACAGAACACGATCATTTTGCAGTGTGGCGATTACATCGTAAAGGCGGCAAAAATCCTACACAGCAAAATCAACAGCGAAAAATCCGGTTATACATGGTACGCGGAGCTCTACAAACTGTTGCAGGCGGCCAGCGGCGCGACGGGTTTTGCGGCGGCAGCACTCACGCGTGAGATAGCCTCCTTCTGGAACAATACCGTCGGACGCTTCGCGCCGAGCCTGAAGCTGGTGCAGTACAGACAGGCGGAAGCAAAGCCCGGCACGATGACGCAGGCGTTTTATGACGGGCTGCTGGAAAAGGCGAAGAAGGGCGACCTGAAGGGCGTAAAGAGCGACGTCAACGGCATTATCGACGCGAAGATGCAGGGAGACAAGAACTTCAAGAAGCTGACGGATGAGGGCTACGTGACCGTCAGCGAGGGCGTGAGCAGGGAGGACGCGCAGAAGAGCGCGAAGAGCTCCCTTACGACGCGGCTGAAGGAAACCTATCTGACGGCGGTCGGCGAACGCGACAGCGCAACAACGGCGCTGGTCAGAAAAATCATGGCGGCCTCCGGTCTTTACGACGACATCGACGGTACGCTGGAAAAGTGGGTTGAGGACGCCAGAAAATAACAAAAAACAGAGGGGTGGATTTCATGGAATCCGCCTTTTCTGTTATCATGGAGACGAATACAAAAGAAAGGATATGCGATATGATTATTTATTGTACGGCGGAAGAGCAGCGGCTTAGGATAGAAAGTATCGACGAGATGGCCGACGGCGGTTCCGGGCTGGGGAAGGTGGTATTTGAGCTTTCCGAGATGTGGCACGATCTGACGGTCTTTGCGCAGATCAGACAGAAGGACGTCACCAGCGAGGAATACCTTGATGCGGACAATTCCGTCACGATCCCCACGTGGCTGAAGCCGGGTTACTGTCAGATGACGCTGCTGGGAACCGGCACGGACGGCAGCGGCAAGGTGGGCACGACCAACTACGTGGTGTTCCACGTGAACGCCAACGGGCTGCTGGATTTTTACAGCATCAGCGACATGGGGGAATCTCTTTACCAGCAGCTGGTCAACCGGGTGATCGGGGTGGAGATCACTTCTTTGAAAAAAAGCGAGCTGACTGCTTTTGAAGAGGTTATCGGCGAAAAGACGAATATGCTTGACCGGCGGCTGGACAACCTGCTGACAGATTATGCCCGGAAAGAACAACAGTTTACAGGCGACGGCAACAATTTGAATTTCACGCTTTCCGATCTGACAGAAGACAAGGAAGTTCTGTATGTTACGGTCAACGGCGTAAAACAGACTTTGAAAACACCCGATAATGTCGGAGGGGATTATTATATTGACGGCAGCGGCAAGGTGCTTGTTTTTTCCGCTTCTTCCGTTCCACCGGAAGATTCCGACATCAGAATATGTTATTACAGTTATGCAGGAGGGGAAATAGAGGTAAAGGATATACGCGTCCCGGTGACGGGCTTTAACGGAAATTCCCACTATGCAAGCGCGGGCGACGCGGTGCGCGGGCAGGTGACGGCGCTTAACGATAAGATCAGCGCGGAAAGCGGGCTGCGCACGATATTAAGCGGACGGGTGGATGGTATCGGAAACGAGGTATCGGACGCCAGAGCTACCTACAGTTCGCTTGACGACCGGCTGACAGCAGGTGAACAGGCATACGAGGGTATTATCGCGGTGCTTACAGACTCGCTTACAAGACGCTCCAATCCATCAACGCTTGACTATAACGAATTTACGGATTTCGGCTATTATACGCTGGGCACAAGTGAGCTGGTGGACAATGATCCATCGAGCACGGAGGCACATCCAGAAGGTACGGAAACCGGGCAACGGTTGCTGCTTGTTTGTAAAGGCGCAAATTCTGTAGGTGTCCCGTCTATTTATCAGTTACTTATCAACAGATCGACCCACAATATCCATTTTCGCATCAGGACAAAAAATGAAAAAACTGGCAATTTTGTGTGGAGCAATTGGAATGATCTGCTTGGATACGGTCTTGTAAGACGAGAAATTCCGGCAGGCGCGACAAGCTATAATGCTATTACCGAATTCGGATATTACACGGTCGCATATAATACGACGTTTTCAGAAGACGTTACAGGGACCGGTACGGATAAGGGTGCGCGTGTGCTGTTTGTCTGTCGTGGACAGATTTCTGCCGGCAGCGCGACGATCTATCAGATTTTAATCAACAGCAGCACGCACGAGATGCATATGCGCGTTAAGAGTGGTACAGGTTGGGGCAGTTGGAGTTTATTGTTTAACGAAAAGGAAACGACTGCAAAAACATTAAAAGCCATTCTGCAGATCGCTTACGCCGACGTTCCGCTTAATGCCTCCATGATGCTCGTCGGTTATAGTATCAATCTCACAACAGGTGAAATAGTTTCCGGCGATACAAAATATACTGTTATCGCTGGTCCGGGGGCTGCTGATAGCCCGTCTCGTGCTGCCGAAAAAGAGGCCGAAGGATCTCCGTATGCGGAATTCGGTATCGATGTCGAAGACGCAAAAAAGTTGGTCATGGTTCTCGAAGGGCTGCGGTATTTTACGGTATATTATGATGATGCCGGGAATATGATCGGCAGCAAAAACTGGGTAGCATATGACAGCGCCAATCCAGTTTCAATTTTGGAACCGCCGGGAGCAAAATACGTCCGGTTTATCGTTGGGCAGAAAACGGGAACGACGCAGGTAGCGCCGACGGCGGCAGAGGTGATTTCTAAAATCTCAATCATTAAAGTCGCACAGGACGGACGAAGCGCAGATACCGCAGCAGATACCGCATGGATGTTGACGCGCACAGCGTTTTTGCCTGCCGATTCCGCGAGGTTGTTATATAAGGGCGGGAAAAGCTGGAAATATCACTGGAACTCCGTAGAGGCGTTTGAAGCTGCTGGTCGTGATCCGAGATGTTGGGGAATGATCGGCGATATCCGGTGTTATGATGATGGAAACGGAAACCATTGCTTTTTCTGTTTTCACGACGCATCTCTCACTAATCAAACAACAGGCACGGGGTCACCTTATGAGATAGCAGGTTCCGGAGCCAGCGTAGAAGATTTCCGTACTAAGTTGTCTGAAGTAAAATACAACAAAGGCGTATGGAGTATCGTAGATACCGGCTTTACAAACAAGCCGGATCTTGATACGATCCCCGTCGGCGCAGGAAACCCAACCGAACGGGGAAAAGAGGCGATTAGTGTTGGAACTATTGCATTTCTTGAGGATTTTTTGCGGATATGCCGCAAGTACGGGAAAATCGCAATTTTAGAGCCAAAGGGTGATGTAAAAAGTGAAGCTGCGCGTTTTTGGGGCGACGCTACAACACTCGACGAAACAATAATCGACGAGATAATGCGTGTTGTAGACGGGTATGGTATGCGCAATAGTGTGATGTGGCTTATGTCAGGCGATAATAACCCCAACAGAAAGGCGGATACATATTTGGCTGATAATTACCCAGGCGTATACAGGGTATGGTGCCGATACGACCGCATATCCGACTATAAGCAGACCACATACGACGCTTACGTTACGACTCACACCGATCCCGCATTAGTCTACTTCCTGCCATTGGAAGACAGAATTAATAACGAGGCAGAGTTTGATGATTTTGTGAAAAAAATACACAAAAACGGTCAATTGGTTATCACACACGTATCGCGTGGAAACAGCACGCTGACACAGGCTTGCACCAACGACTACATAATAGATTGCATGTTAGACGGATTTTTGATATACAGGGATTTGATTTTATAAGGAGGTATTACCATGGCTTTTTTGATTGCTGACAAAACTTACAATCTGTATGGGCTTGTGATCAATGAGAAGCTCATCAATTCCAAAAGCGGCGTGAAATACTATTCGGGCCGCAAGCTGAACACCCCCGGCAACAAGCCGGAGTACATCACGATCCACAACACGCCGGATATCAACGAGGCGGCGGGTACAAACGACGCGGAGCAGTACGCCCGCGCCACATTCAACAACAACATGGGCGACGTGGTGGTCCACTATTATATCGACGAGAGCGCCTGCTGGCATATCCTCGCCGACGACACGGTGGGCTGGCACGCGGCGGACGGCAAGAACGGCCCGGGCAATACGAAGAGCGTCGCCATTGAGATCGTCATGGATGGCAGCGGCAGGGACTACGACAGAAAAGCGGAGGAACGCGGCGCGCTGCTGGCGGCGATTCTGCTGCACAAGTACGGCCTTGGCATCGACCGGCTGAAAACCCACCGGGACTGGTACGAAAAAAAATACTGCCCGGCGTTTATTCTGCCGCACTGGTCCGCTTTTGTCGAGAAGGTGAAGAAGTATCTGGCCGAGATCCAGAAGCAGGACGCCGCTGCAGCCACACCCGCTCCGACAGGGACCACAGGCAAGCACTACCGGGTGCAGGTCGGATATTTCAGAGTGAAGTCCAACGCGGAGGCGATGCAGAAAAAGCTGAAGGACGCCGGCTTTAATTCGATCATCAAGGAGGAGTGAGGATATGAAGGCGAATATCTTATGTGCGAGTATAGGCGCGATCGGAGCCGGAATTGCGTCGTTGTTCGGAGGCGCAGACGCGGCATTGATCACATTGATGATTTTTATTCTGATCGATTATGTGACCGGTTTGATCGTCGCCGGGGTGTTCCACAAGAGCCCGAAAACAGAGAATGGGGCGCTGGAGAGTAAAGCCGGCCTTAAAGGTTTGCTTCGAAAAGGCGGCATGTTGTTGATGGTCCTGATCGCCTGCCGGCTGGATCTGATGCTTGGCGCTCATTTTATCCGAGACGCATGTGTTATCGCTCTGATCAGTAATGAGGCTTTGTCGATCGTGGAGAACCTCGGACTGATGGGAGTGCCGATCCCGGCGCCGATTACAAACGGAATTGAGGTTCTCAAAAGCAGAGCGAATGAGAAATCAAATACGACAGAAGATAAACCTGAGATCGAAGATGATAAATAATATTCAATTTCACCCATATTTCACCTTAAATCGTTTCAAGTGTTGATATTTATAAGTTTTTGTTTCCCCTGCTAAGGGCGTAGGTCGGGTAACCGGCGCAGGAGTTCGAGTCTCCTCTTCTCCGCCATAGATAACCGCGAATCCTTATTTTTCAAGGGTTCGCGGTTATTTTAGTTTTTATGGATTTGATAGAAAAACTTTGTGTTGCTTTGAATAACTTTTTTCTATTACACCCGCTATTTCACCCTTTTGGGGCTTCTTTGCGGAGGGAGTTGACGGCCTCCAGCATGGGCGTGGCGTCGATGTGGATATAACGTTCGGTGGTGGTGATCTTCGTGTGGCGCATAACTTCCTTAATCACCGGAAGGGCGATGTTTTCCAGCGCCAGCCCGGTGGCGGTGGTGTGCCTACAGCTGTAGGGGACGAGATCCGGGCGGCAGCCGCAGCGGGCCAGCATCGCTTTAAATTCCTGCCGGTAGGCGTCTTCCCGCATCGGGAGCAGCTTATCACCTTTGGCATGACCGATCAGATCGATCATCACCGGCAGGATGCAGTCGGCCAGCACCATCGGCGTCTGTTTGCGCTTTTTGGTTTTCAGACCGGCGCCGACGATCAGTTTATTGTCAAGATCGATCCTGTCAACGGTGAGCGCGAACAGCTCGCCGGGCATCATGCCGGTGTAGATCATCAGCAGCGCGTAGCCGGTGATCGTATTCCCTGCAGCGTAGTCCTTCCATAGGGCGGCGATCTCTTCCTCCGTGAAGGGGTTCGGCTGCTCTTCGTCCATCTTCGGCAGCTCGATATGCTCTGCCAGGTTGACGGTGACCACCTGATCGGCCATTGCCAGATCGAAGAGGTGCGAGAGCAGCGTCTTCAGATCCTTCGCCGGGTAATAGGTCGGCGCGACGGTATTGACGGCCTGCTGGAGCATGCCGATGGTGAGAGTGCGCACGTCGGCCACCATGATCTCGGGGATCTTTTTGTGGGCGGTCTGATAATGCCCTTGTTTGGAGCTGCTGAGCTTCGCCAGCTTGTTCTCGCTGTAGATTTTCCAGTATTGCTCCAGCGTGATCTTGACCGGCGCCGGTTCGTCGGCGGCCTCCTGCGGCGTTTTCGGCAGCATCAGCGGGATATATTCGTGTGCTTCCTTCTTCGTCGCAAAGCCCTTTTTTCGTTTGAATACGCGCTTCATGCTGCCGTCTTCCCGCAGAGTATAGCCGAGCGTGACTTCAGCCGTCCACGTTTTTCCGGACCGGTAGACGCTGCCGGTGCCGTTGCCGCGGGATTTCTTCTTCTTGGGTTCGGCGATCTGTTTTACGCCGCACCACGGGCACCAGATCGCGCCGTCCGGGATCTGCTTCTCGCATTTTTTACACAACAAAATAAACGCCCTCCTATAAAAAAGTTGACTTTTTTACTGGACCGGCGTATAATAAATCTGCCGATCCTGATATTTTGACGATATGGGTTTTGGCTCTCCCTCTCGGTGCTGGTAACGCCGGGAGGTTTTTTTTATTTGTCTTTGCTGAGCATTTTGCCGACGTCGGCAAAATGCTCAGGCACATATTCAGAATTTCGCGCGGAGTTCGACCACGCGGCCGATGACGCGGACGGGGAACTGCTCGACTTGTTCGGGCGTATAGTTCAGAGGGGTGAAGCTGGGGTTGTTTCCGACCAGCATCACGCCGGCGGGGGTTTTGTAGAACTTCTTTACGGTGGCGTCATCTCCGTTAACCATGACCACAGCGACCTGGCCGTTGTCGACTGCTTCCTGCTTCCGGACGATCACGACGTCGCCCTCGGAGAATTTGGGCTCCATGCTGTCGCCGCGGATCCGCAGAGCGAAGTATTCACCGGCCCGGGCCATCTCCTCGCTAATCTCCTCGTAGTCGATAATGTTGGTGACGGCGTCGATCGGAATACCGGCAGGAACGTCACCGAGGACGGGGATGAGATGTTTCTGCTTGTTTGATATTGTATTGTCATTGTTGTCGCGACCAATAAGATAATCGACGCTCACAGAATAAAAAGAAGCAATTTTGATAAGCATTTCAGAGTTGGGCTCACGATCACCTTTTTCGTAGCCGACATAAGTCGTATATGGAAGACCTACGCAAGCTGCAGCTTCTTTCATGGAAATGTTTTTTTGTTCGCGTAATTCTTTCATTCTATTCATTGATATCACCCAAGTGCAATTATACCCATAATGGGTAATTTGTCAATACGATTTACTCAATTTGTGAAACATTAACAAAAAGCAGTTTCGCATATTGGGTATTTTTTTGCTTGACAAATACGCGAAATGAGTATATTATGGTTCATGCGATACGCAAATTGAGTAACACAACAGGAGGTGAGTTGTTTGAAAAAACTGAGATACCCGAACATCGCGGCAGAAAGAGCCAGAATGGGGCTGACGCTTGAAGAATTCAGCGAGCTGCTGGGAGTGACGCGAAAGACGATCCTCAATTGGGAGACAAAGGGCAACATTCCGCAGGGGGCGCTTGAAAAAATGGCAGACCTATTCCACGTGACCGTTGACTACCTTCTGGCGGCGTGACTGGTGGAAATAAGGGAAGGAGGTGAGAATGGTGACAAGAAGTGAAGATATTCTCAAAGAAAGAAAAAAAGCCTCCGACATCGTACAGTTGTTGGAAGGTTGCACATATGCGGAGGCTTCCCGGATTCTTGAGTGCGCTCAAGGATTATTGCGTTCCTCAGCAGTCGTTACTTCTGAGCATAAAGAATAAGCTCTTCTTTATTGCTCATGTAACGATCATAAAATTCATGAATTGTCCAATCAGGATCGCCTGAAGAACGACTCGATCTTAATTCTTCAAGTGTAAAATCACGCGCAAGATCATCGAGTTCTTTAGTCGTGATTTCCAAATCCATTTGTTACACCCCCTTTCGGGATGAGTATAACAAAAGCATTTTATCGGTCAAATAGGAGGATTTTTTGTATGGAAATGAGACGTGTCGAGAAAAAACATATGATCGACAACCAAAAAGACAGTGAGGAGCTGGTGTTCTACACCAAGGTATTCAGCGAACAGAAAAACCGCAGCGTCACGCTGACAAAGGAGTCGCAGATCGTCGTCAATGATATCTGCCTGAAGACCGGCCTGACGGCTGCCGAGATCGTGAATCGCATGATCACCTACAGCGCCGCGCACATGAAGATCGTCTCCGGCGTATGCTATCCGGTAAAGGAGGAAGAAGCATCGTGAACAGCCCAGATTATTACACACCGGAAGAGGCGGAACAGCGGCTCCGGGAGCGCGGAAACAGACCACCGTCTGCGGAGCTGATCCGCCTGCAGGCGAAGACCCGGCCGGAGCTGCTGGGGTTCCCGGCTGCCGTCATCGGCGCCAACGTCTACATCCCCCGGAAATCATTCGACGCGTTCTGGGGGATCGACAACAAAAACGCCGCCGCGGGGTGATACTCATAACGATTACAAACAAAAAGGAGGTTTTTAATCAATGGATATTTTACCAGTTTTATTTGATGCCGAACTGGTGCTGTTGGTGATCACGCTGGTGATCTGGGCGCTGTATAAACCGGCAAAGCGTCGGAAGCGCCGCAGGAAAGATGGAATCCGCTGCACGGATGGGCATATCGTCTCCGGTGGCCCGGTGCCGCAGATGACAGCGGAAGAGATTGTCAGGATCTGCAACGGGTTATGAGTACGATTTTTGTGATACTTGGCGTGACGGCGTTGGTCTTAACAGCCGTTATCGTCGAGATCCACAGGAGGACAAAATGAAAAAGATTATCACAACGGCGGCAGCGGCCGCCCTGATCCTGGACGCCGTCGCCATCGGCTACAGCCGGAGCGAGGCGAGGATCACGGTCACCCTGCCGACAGAGGGGGCCGCCCCGCCGACGGCGGCGGAAGAGATCATCACCGGCGTCTGCACGTTCGGGGATTGCCCGGTGGCGACAACAGCGCAAAACCTCGCAGTCACCTCGCAAAACAGCGGCGAACCTGTAAGCGATATTTACACATTGACAGCCTACGAGCCGGAGGAAGCGCCGGAGCCGGTGGAGTTTCCGACGGAAGCAACGAATGAGCCGGTGTGGAAGGACGACAGCCGCACCGTCACCTGCTGGGTGACCGCCTATTGCGGCTGCGAGAGCTGCTCGGAAGGCTGTGGCAGCATGACGGCGACCGGACGGACTGCCCGGGCAGATCACACGGTCGCCGTGGATCCCAGCGTGATCCCATATTTCACGCAGTTGGAAATTGACGGAACCGTCTACACCGCCGAGGACTGTGGGGGAGGCGTCAACGGGTATCATGTCGACATTTATTTCGATAGCCACGCCGAGTGCGAGGCGTTCGATACCGGATACTATACCGTTACAATTTATTAAAAATGACCGCAGACGTGCGGGCACACGTCGCGGTCGAGGGGTAAACAAATTTGCATCCGTTTACCCTCCTATATTATCACTAAGGAGGAAAAAAGTCAATGCCTAAAGAAATCAAGATCTACGTCAAGGAGCCGGGGAAGCCGCTGGAAGCCAGGAAGATCCCCAACACGCTGGAAGCGATGCAGCAGATCGTCGACGGGTACATCGAAACTTTCACCATCGCCACCGATCTGGTGATCGTCTGTAACGAAGAGGGGAGACTCGCCAAATCTGCCCCGTACAACTGCACGATCTCCGGCGGCGTCGATTTCGTTGGCACCATCTTCTTCGCCGGGAAGTTCCTCGATCAGTTCTGCAATGTGAGAGTGTCAAAGGAATGGATCCGGCAGATCATCCGGCACGATTCAGCCGACGCGGAAGATCTTCCGACCGGGGAATGCTGCATCTGCGGCCGCGCCTATACCGGATCCGGCAACAATCCGCGACCGGTGAAGGAAGACGGCGAATGCTGCGACGCCTGCAACGAGCAGTACGTCATTCCAGCGAGGATCCGTGACGTTATGCGGCAGAAGGAGGCGGCGGAATGAAGATGACGGACGAAAAACTCCTGGAGATCTTCCTGGAGGCGGCCGACAAAAAGGAGATCGTCTTTGACCTTGCGGATGCCAACGAATGCGGCGTCTGGGAGATGGCAACGCATTTGAAGGAAATTGGCGCGGATATCAAGCTGAATACGTTTGGTAAGTTCAATCCAAAACGCGGCGGTCAGGAAGGCGGCGGTAAGATCGAGTACCTGAAGACCATCATCAAGAAACAGGACGAGGAGATCAAGCGCCTCGCCTCGGACAAGAAAACGCTGGAACAAAGCCTGCAGTACAATGAAGAGGTCATCAGCGAGTTGCGCGATCAGCTGAAAGCCGCTACCGCACCACCGGAACGCGATGAAGACACAGAACAACTCCTGAACGAACAGCGCGATAAAATCGAACACTTACAACAGCAGGTCAATGAGGGAGTTCGTAAGTTCAACGAGCTTTATCGTCAGATAAATGAACAGGAGGATATCAATTGTTTTGGTATGAGCGATCTTATTAATCGTTTCTGCGGCGGTCTTTACGGCGTCAATGCTTATCTGACCGGCAGGATTGTCGAAATGCTGTACCGCTGGCGCTTCGCCGGGGAAGACGATCAGATTCTGCTGGTTCCCGGCCTGATCGACGAACTGGCCAATCTTATTTTTGATAAAACGGAGGAAACGACATGAGCATCAAGATCAACAGCTTTGAACTGGAAAACGTCAAGCGGATCAAGGCGGTGCAGCTGGAACCCAGCGCCACCGGCCTGACCGTGATCGGCGGAAAAAACAACCAGGGGAAGACGAGCGTACTGGACGCGATCGCGTGGGCGCTGGGCGGGAACAAGTACCGGCCCAGCGATCCCCAGCGGGACGGCAGCCTGGTGCCGCCTCACCTGAAGGTGACGCTTTCCAACGGGATCGTGGTGGAGCGCCGCGGGAAGAACAGCGATCTGAAGGTCACGGATCCCGCCGGGAACCTCGCCGGCCAGGCGCTGCTGGACAGCTTCATCAGCGCCTTCGCGCTGGATCTGCCGAAATTCCTGCATGCCAATGACAAAGAGAAGGCGGATACACTGCTGCGGATCCTCGGGATCGGCGACCGGCTGTTTCTGCTGGATAAGGAGGAAGCAGCTCTCTACAACGAGCGCACCGTGATCGGCCGCACGGCCGACGCCAAGAAGAAATACGCCGACGGGCTGACAAGCTATCCGGAAGCGCCGGAAGAGCCGCTTTCCGCGGTCGACCTGATCCGGCAGCAGCAGGATATCCTGCTGAAGAACGCCGAGAATCGCAAAAAACGGGCTCAATTGGCCGAGTTTGAACGGCAGGAGCCGCTGCTTGCCGAACAGATCAGAGCGATGCAGGAGCGGCTCACAGCAGCACAGGCGCAGTATAACGCGCTGCTGATGAATATCGAGGACGCGAAGCGCGAGGCGGACGGGCTGGAGGACGAATCCACCGAGGAGCTTGCGAACAACATCCGGGATATCGAAGAAATCAACCGGAAGGTGGCGGAGAACCAGCGGAAGACGCTGGCGGAGGACGAGGCGAAGGCCTACCGCGACCAGTACGACGATCTCACCCGGAAGATCGAAGACGTCCGCAAACAGAAAACGGATCTGCTGGACGGCGCTCCGCTGCCTCTGCCCGGGCTTTCCGTCACCGACGGTGCCCTGACCTTCAACGGGCACCGGTGGGACAGCATGAGCGGCAGCGAGCAGCTGCGCGTGGCCACGGCCATCGTGCGGCAGCTGAACCCGGAATGCGGCTTCGTGCTGCTGGACAAGCTGGAGCAGATGGACGCCGACACGCTGCGGGAGTTCGGCGACTGGCTGGAGGCGGAAGGCCTGCAGGCCATCGCCACCCGGGTGAGCACCGGCGGAGAATGCAGCGTTATCATCACGGACGGCCGCATCGGGCAGCCGGAAGAAGAGCCCGTTTTTAAGGGCTGGGGTGTCAAATGAGCAACTTTAACATTACGGCGGGCGTGATTCCGTCCGCACTGAAAATCGTCGTATACGGCCCTGAGGGCATCGGGAAGAGCACCTTCGCGAGTTCATTCCCAAATGCGCTGTTCATCGACACGGAGGGCAGCACGAAATACCTGCCGGTCCGTCGACTGGATACGCCGACCAGCTGGCAGATGCTGAAAGATGAGATCGAATATGTCCGGCAGAATCCAACCGTCTGTGATACGCTGGTGATCGATACTTTCGACTGGGCAGAATCGCACTGCATTAAGGCGATCTGCGACAAATCCAATAAAACCGGCATCGAGGACTTCGGATACGGCAAGGGCTATATCTACGAGAAGGAAGAGATCGCACGGTTCCTGCACAGCCTTGACGACGTGGTGGCGCAGGGGATCCACGTGGTGCTGACGGCCCACGCGCAGCTGCGCAAGGTGGAGCAGCCAGAGAACACCGGCACCTATGATCACTGGGAAATGAAGCTGGGGCAGAAGACCGGCAGCCTGATCTCCCCGATGGTGAAGGAATGGGCGGACATGGTGCTTTTCGCCAACTATAAGACCATCGTCGTCGCCCAGAACAACAAGGGGACGAAGCACAAGGCCACCGGCGGCCGCCGGGTGATGTACACCAATCACACGCCCTGGTGGGACGCGAAGAACCGTTTCGGCCTGCCGGAGGAGATGGACTTCCTCTTCGGCAACATCGCCGGCGTGCTGATCCCTCGGGAGCAGCTCGGCACAGACAGAGCGATGGAAACCGTTTACCAGCAAAAAGCGGAGACGATGGCAGCTGCCGCAAGGGAACAGCAGTCGCGCGTTGAAACCTTTGTGGAAGAACCGCCCGCTGCTGCCGCTATTCCGAAACCAGCACCACCGGCGAGAGAGAAGCCCACCTTCACGCCCGCCCCCCCCGGCCTGCCGAAGGCGCTTACGGATCTGATGACTGCGGACGGGATCACGGAGGCGGACATCCGGATGGCCGTCGCCCGGCAAGGCATTTATCCGGAGGACACGCCGGTCACGGATTATGACGACCGGACGCTTAACGGCCTGATCATCGGCCAGTGGGACGGGCTGAAATCATTCATCAAACAACTGAAAGGAGAATAACAATGGCTGATTTTGTGGACAGAGAATTCGGATGGGACGACGAGGTCGTCAACGAATCGAATTTTGTTTTACTGGAGGAGGGCGATTACAAGTTTTCCCTCATCAACATGGAGCGCGGACGTCATGCCGGCAGCAAGAAGCTGCCCGCCTGCAACAAGGCGATCCTGACGCTGGCGATCCTCGACAGGGACGAGAAGAAGCTGACGACCCTGACACATAACCTGTTCCTGCATTCCTCCGTGGAGGGGCTGCTCTCCGCGTTCTTCATCGCGACGGGCGCCAAGAAGCACGGCGAGCCGCTGAACATCATGAAGGGATTCAACGATTCCATCGGCCGCGTCGGCTGGTGCCATATCTACGTGGATAAATGGACCGGCGACGACGGCAAACAGCACGAGAGCAACAAGATCAAGAACTTTATCGATCCCGCAAACGCGCCGAAGGCCGCGCCCGTGGCCGCGCAGCCGCAGCAGGCCGCTTTTTCCGGCTGGGGTAACGCCGGCGGGACGAACATCTCCAACAGATGAATCTGCGTCCCTATCAGGAGGCGGCACGGGCGGCGATCCACAGCGAGTGGGAAAAAGACCACGGCAGGACGCTGCTCGTACTGCCTACGGGCACCGGCAAAACCGTCGTGTTTGCCAAAATCGCGGAGGATCAGGTCCGGGCGGGCGACCGGGTGCTGATCCTCGCGCACCGCGGAGAGCTGCTGCAGCAGGCCTCCGATAAAATCGAAAAAACGACCGGACTGAAGAGCGCCGTCGAGAAGGCGGAGGAAAGCTGCCTCTCCAGCTTCCGCCGGATCGTGGTCGGATCCGTCCAGAGCCTCCAGCAGGAAAAGCGGCTGGAACAGTTCCCGGAGGATTATTTCGGCACCATCATCATCGACGAGGCGCACCACGCGATCACGCCGGGCTACCGGCGAATCATCGACCATTTCGTCTGGGCGAAGCTGCTGGGCGTCACAGCAACGCCTGACCGCGGCGATATGCGGGATCTTGGCGAGGTGTTCGACTCGCTGGCATATGAGTACACGCTGCCGCAGGCGATCAAGGACGGCTATCTGGTGCCGATCAAGGCGCTGACCGTGCCGCTGAAGCTGGACATCTCCAGTGTAAGCACACAGGCGGGCGACTTCAAGCCCGGCGAGCTGGACACGGCTCTGGATCCCTATCTATATCAGATTGCCGACGAGATGGCGAACACCTGCGCGGACAGGAAGACGGTCGTATTCCTGCCGCTGATCAAAACCTCGCAGAAATTCGCGCAGATCCTTTGTGAGCGCGGTTTCCGCGCCGCGGAAGTCAACGGCACCAGCGCGGACAGGGCCGCGATCCTGGCCGATTTTGAGGACGGGAGGTATAACGTCCTGTGCAACTCCATGCTGCTGACGGAGGGCTGGGACTGCCCGTCGGTGGACTGCGTGATCGTACTGCGGCCGACGAAGATCCGGAGCCTCTACTGTCAGATGGTCGGCCGCGGTACCCGCCCGGCGGAAGGAAAAAAGGATCTGCTGCTGCTGGACTTCCTCTGGCATACCTCCCGGCACGAACTGTGCCGTCCGGCGTACCTGATCGCGCAGACGCAGGAGATCGCTGATCAGATGACCGCCAACATCGCGGAGGCAGGCTGCCCGGTGAATCTGGAAGCGGCGGAAGAGACGGCCGCCAGCGACGTGGTCGCGCAGCGCGAGGAAGCGCTGGCAAAGCAACTCGCCGAAATGCGGAAACGCAAACGCAAGCTGGTGGATCCGCTGCAATATGAAATGAGCATTCAGGACATGGATCTCGCCAACTACCGGCCCGCCTTCGGCGCGGAATTGAACGCGCCGAGCGATTCCCAGCGGAAGATTCTGGAAAAATTCGGGATCTTCCCTGACGAGATCGAACACGCCGGAACGGCGGAGCGCCTGATCGACACGCTGATCCGGCGGAAGGACGAGGGCCTTGCGACGCCGAAGCAGATCCGCTTCCTGGAGGGAAAGGGCTTCCGGCACGTCGGCACATGGCAGTTCGAGGCGGCGCGGAAACTGATCGACCGGATCGCCGCCGCAGGCTGGCACGTCCCGCGCGGGATCGATCCCGCTGCCTATACACCGCCGAAGGAGGAAACAGCGCATGGCTTTGACTGGTCTTGATGAGATTATCCAGCATATTGATCCGGCGTCCTGTTCCTATCAGGAGTGGGCCGAAGTCGGCATGGCGCTGAAACACGAGGGCTTTCCCTGTTCCGTCTGGGACGACTGGAGCAAAGCGGACTCCGCGCGGTATCACGCAGGAGAATGTGAAAAAAAGTGGAAGACGTTCGGCGGCGGCTGGCATGAGCCAGTCACCGGCGGCACCATCATCAGGATGGCGCAGGACCGCGGCTGGACGCCTTCCGCTTCCGGCAGGGAACTGACGTGGGAGGATGAGATCCGGGAGGACGGCGTGATCGTTGATCACCGCTGGCTGGAGGCTGCGGAACTGAACATTCCTGACGAATGGGATCCCGTGCAGCAGCTCACCACCTATCTGGAGACGCTGTTTGACTCCACCGAAAACGTCGGCTACGTGACGGAGACGTGGCAGAAGGACGGCCGGTTTCTGCCGACAAAAGGCTGCTATGACCGCACCGCCGGTCAGCTCATCGAGGAGCTGGCAAAATGCCAGGGAGATCTCGGCCGGGTGATCGGCGACTACAACAAGGCCGCCGGCGCGTGGATCCGGTTCAATCCGCTGGACGGTGAAGGCGTGAAGGACGCCAACGTCACCGATTACCGTTTTGCCCTGATCGAGAGCGACAACATGGAGCTGGAACAGCAGAACGCCCTGATCCGCGAACTGGAGCTGCCGGTGGCCGCGCTGGTGTATTCCGGCGGAAAAAGCCTGCACGCCATCGTGCGGATCGACGCGCCGGATTATCACGAATACCGGAAACGTGTTGATTTCCTCTTCGATTTCTGCCAGAAAAACGGCCTGCAGATGGACCGGCAGAACAGGAACCCGTCACGGCTGTCCCGGATGCCGGGCGTCACCCGGGAGGGTAAAAAACAGTATCTGCTGGACACCAACATCGGGAAAAAGAGCTGGGACGAATGGCGCGACTGGATCGAAGGCGTCAACGACGACCTTCCGGAAGTGGAGACGTTCTCTGACTTCTGGGACGATCTGCCGGAGCTGTCGCCGCCGCTGATCGACGGGATCCTTCGGCAGGGGCACAAAATGCTGCTGGCCGGCCCCAGCAAGGCGGGCAAAAGTTACGCGCTGATCGAGCTGTGTATTGCGCTGGCGGAAGGGAAGTCCTGGCTGGGCTTTCGCTGCGCACAGGGCAAGGTGCTGTACATCAATCTGGAAGTGGACCGGGCTTCCTGCCTGCACCGCTTCCGCGACGTCTATACGGCCATGAAGATCAAACCGGCGAATCTGTCCAATATCGATATCTGGAACCTGCGCGGCAAAGCGGTGCCCATGGACAAACTGGCGCCGAAGATCATCCGCCGGGCCGCCAAAAAGGGCTATATCGCCGTGATCATCGACCCGATCTATAAGGTGATCACCGGCGACGAAAACAGCGCCAGCGAGATGTCCGCCTTTTGTAATCAGTTCGACAAGGTCTGCAACGAGCTTGGCTGCGCCGTCATCTACTGCCATCACCACAGCAAGGGCGGCCAGGGCGACAAGCGCAGCATGGACCGCGCCAGCGGATCCGGCGTGTTCGCCCGTGATCCCGACGCGCTGCTGGATCTGATCGAGCTGGAGATCACCGAGGATCTGCTGAAACAGCAACTGGGCGAAGCGGAGCGGCAGCTCTGTATCAAATGGCTGGACCGGTGGGTGAAGGGCTGGGAGAACGACGTCGGGGACGACGACATACTCAGCGCCTCAAAGATGATGAAATACTGTGAGAAGAACCTGAGCGTCGCTTCGCATCAGCGCCTGCTGACAGAGGTCGAAGAGGCCAAAAAACAGGTCGCGGCCTTCACCGCCTGGCGGATCGAAGGAACGCTGCGCGAGTTCCCGAAGTTCCCGCCGCTGAACGTCTGGTTCCGGTTCCCCGTCCACGTGGCCGATCATGAGGATCTGCTGAAGGATCTCCAGAGCGAGACGAGCAGAGGATCACCGTTTGCGCGGAACTTTTCCAAAAAGAAAACGAACGCGCAGCGGAAAGAAGACCGGCGTCAGTCTCTTATGACGGCCTTCTCCGCGGCGGTGGAAGACGGCACCGCGCAGGTCAAAGACGTGGCCGAATATCTGGGCGTAAACGAGGACACCGTGCGCAATTACGTGAAGGAAAACAAGGACGATTTCTGGTGCAAAAACGGACTTATCGGACACGTGTAGAAAAACCGAAAAGTCGATTATTTATCGAGATTTCGTCTACTGCCGAAAAGTCGATTATTTATCGAGATTTCGTCTACTGCCGAAAAGTCGATAACTTTATCGAGTTTTCGTCTGTTGCCGAAAACCTATATCCCTACGGGATATATATTTCGGCAGCCCCTCGCGGGGCAAGGGGCAAAAAAGTGTGGCGGCTGAGGCTGCCGCCGCACACAACTTTTTTCCCTCACCTTGCCAAGGGCAAATCAAAAAAAACGGAGGCACAAACCGAAAATGAAAATCAGCTTTTTTATGCCGATGCAGATCCCGACGATGACGGCCCAGCAGAAGGGGATCAACTTCGACGCAAGGAAGGTTTACACGAAAAAGGAGCTGCTGGCGGTCAAACAGAAGTATCTCGCGCATCTGGCGCCGCACCGTCCGGAGCAGCCATTCACCGGGCCGATCTGTCTGAACGTGGATTTCTGTTATCCCGCCGGTAAGACTCATCAAGACGGGGAGTGGAAAAAGACAAAGCCGGACACAGACAACGCCGTAAAACTGCTGAAGGACTGCATGACGCAGGCAGGTTTCTGGAAGGATGATTCTCAGGTAGCCCTGGAAACGGTAGCAAAATATTACACTGATAATCCGCAGGGAATTTATATCGAAGTGCTTGAGTTGGTGGGAGGGAATATCATTGAATGAATGGATCAGTGTAAAGGACCGGCTGCCGGAGCCATTTGTATCTGTGCTGATTTTTGTTCCGAGTGAACCGTCGCCGATCTTTGAAGCGTATTACGTTTCAAATGGCATTTTTAATGCGGCGAATATTATGCGCGGTAATTATGGCCGACTTAAAGTTGGCGATGTCGTCACGCACTGGATGCCGTTGCCTGAGCCGCCGGAGGTGAAAGAATGAGCGTTGTAATTAGGGGTATGACAATGCCGTATTCATGCAGTGAATGTATGATGAAAAATGTTGAAACTTTTCATTGCCAAGGTGCCGACGAATCGGTTGAATATTGCGGGGTCGGTCATAGATACCTACCGTATGGAATACCGATCACAATTCGTCGCCCTAAATGGTGTCCGCTGGAGGAGGTAGAAGATGTCTGATTGCAAATATTGTCAATCAATTCCAAACGAGCACATTTTAGATATTGAATGTGGAAGTTACGAAGACGGGCAAGCGGCGTATATGCACATTGAAATATGCATTGATTCGCTTTTGTTGACTGATAGTTATTTGAGTATAAACGCAATGACAAAAATCAATTATTGCCCGATGTGCGGCAGAAGGTTATGCAATGACTGACATGATGATGACCGCGCTCGGATATGCTCTGCTGGCGTTGCTGGTGATATCAGCGGTCGTTGTAGAAATTTGGAGGTGGAAACGGTGAGTTATGATATCAGGTTCGGCGTAAAGGTCGAAGGCATGGACGGTTATGTCGCCGTTATCGGAGAGCCTGAATATTCGTCTCCAACATACAATTTGCGCGATATGTTTGTTGCTTGTATGGATTGGGACTACACGCAAGGCGATTGGTATAATTGTCAAGATGTGTTGCCGAAAATCGAACACGGGCTTCACGAACTGAAATTCAATGGCGACGCATACAAAAAATACAATCCAAAAAATGGATGGGGGAGCGTGGAATCGGCAATAAAGGCGTTGGAATCGATGCTTGAGGAAATCGAGCATTTAACATCAGGGAATTGGTCGTGGAACAAGATTCCATTACAGCACTTATGGATGCGTTGGTAGGAAGGTGAAAACTATGATTGACAATGACACAAAATTCGGCATAAAAATGAGTTTATTTATTTTCTTAATAGCTGGTGCAGTCGTGGTGTTTATCGCATGGTTAGGTGGTCTTTTCTCGGAGAATGAAGTCAATCCCCCGCCTGTCGAAGCCCCGGCGACAACGGCGCGTGAGGAGATCGTGACGGTCGTGTGTACCTTCGGCGATTGCCCGGTTTTGCGACCGACAGAAGTTTCGGTCACAAACAGCACCGCAGCTGTCAAATTTCCCTTGACAACTGTAAAGTATTACGTTTCAAATGGCATTTTTAATGCGGCGAATATTATGCGCGGTAATTATGGCCGACTTAAAGTTGGCGATGTCGTCACGCACTGGATGCCGATGCCGGATCCGCCGGAGGAGGAATTGCCATGAAGTGTCGATATTACGGAGAGCTGAAGCTCCATGACGGAAGCAGCGTCCAGATCACGGACAAAAAGGTGGCAGATAAAATCGATGCGGAGTTTCAGTGGTTGTTCAAACATGCGACCGAAAAGTCGACGGAATTCACGATCCGGGCGGTTCAATGCCTCTTCGCGCTGAAACTCGGCGACCGTTACGGGTGGACAACGGACCGGCTGAGCCGCCTGCTGAAAGACGTCGCTGCTGACGCCGGATTTATCAACGACGGCGAAATGAGTATCGACGACATCCTGGAAGAGTTGAAAGAGAATTATCACATTGAGATGCTGGAAGATGGGATGATTCGCGTCGAGCACTTCATGGACGATAATATCTACGACGTCGGCGAATGGCGGCCGCTGTCACAGCGCAAGCCGGAAGACGGTTTCTATCTGATCACAACGGATCGTGGCGCTGTCTGTACAGCTGCTTGGCGTGGAGGAAAGTTCAGCGGATCCGCCGGCGCTCATGCCGTCGCATGGCGAGAGCTGCCGGAAGCGTATGAATTCTGGCGAGACGAAAAGGAGATCAACGATGAATTGGAAAGACGAAGCAAAAAATGAACTGCGGAATTATCGCGTGATCCGGGAATCGATCCAGAACACGAGGTTGACGTGTGGGTTTATTCCAACGCAGAGGCTTACAGTATGACCGGGTATTATGAGGTGTACCGATGAAGACCTGCGGCACGTGTCTGTTTTACCAGAGCTACGCCGAGCGGTGCTATAACAAAGAGAGCACGGAGCACCGGGGTGACCTGATGAAACGGACCGATTACTGCAAGGACTGGAGCGGGATCGACTTTGACGAGGAGACGGGAGATGAAAAAATATATACGCTGTAAGGCTGTGATATGCCCATTCTACCACAGTCATGACCATTATCACATCCGATGCGACGGGATCGCGGATAAATCGTCTTCGCACGTCGTTTTCGGTGATCGCGCGGAAGCCAAAGACTATCTGCGGCGGTTCTGCTGTGACAGGTATCAGGATTGCAGGCTGGCAAGAGCGCTGAAAATGTACTGCGGCGAATGAAAAGTCCCTCCGGGACGACCGGAGGGTCTTTTTTTTGTGCAGAGGGGAGGGGTGTATTTCATTTGAGCGGGCGTTCTGTTATGATTATTCCAAGGAGGGCGGAGTGATGGCGTATGATTTTGATGCAGCTCGCAAAGAGTACATCTCGACGCGGATCACTTACGCTGATCTCGCGGCTAAGACGGGGATTTCCGCGAAACGGCTCCGCACTGTCGGCGCTGCCGAAAAGTGGCGCGCGCAGCGGGATAAAATCAGGGCACAATCGGGACAAAAAGCTGCCCAAAATATTATCAATGCAAACGCCGAAGTAAAGACCATTGTGATCGACGCGGCTGTAAAAATGGCAAAAAAGTTGACGGCGTATCTTGATAATTATGACCTTGACGGTGACGGAAAGATCAAGCCGAGGGATATTACGGCGGCGCTGCGGGATATTAAGGAGCTGCTCGACTTTAAATCAGAGCGGGATATCCGGGAGCAGGAGGCGCGGATCAGTAAGCTGATTAAAGACGCGGAGGATAAGAACGACGCGGATAAGAGCGTGACGCTGATCCTCGGCGCGGACGCGGAGGAGTTAGCGAAATGACGATCACTTTAGGTACTCCGTCTGAAAAGCAGCGGCTTTTTATGCTGGCTGACACCAAGCACATCGCCTTCGGCGGTGCGCGGGGCGGCGGCAAGAGCTGGGCGGTGCGCGCAAAGGCCAAGCTGCTGGCGGTCAAATACCCCGGCATCCGGATGATGATCATGCGCCGCACTTACCCGGAGCTGCGGAACAATCACATAGACATATTACGGCGGGAGCTGGCCGACGTCGCAAAATATAACGACCAAAAAAAAGAGCTGCGGTTTACAAACGGTTCGACGATCCTGTTTCAATACTGCGCCTCTGACGCAGACCTTGATCGCATCCAAGGCGTGGAGTTTGACGTGATCTTTCTGGACGAGGCGACGCAGCTCAGCGAATGGCAGATGAAGACAGTGACGGCCTGTCTGCGCGGCGTCAACAGCTTCCCCAAACGGATGTATTACACCTGCAACCCCGGCGGGCAGGGGCACCAGTACATCAAGCGGCTGTTTGTAGATCGTAACTTTGAGGAGACCGAGCGGCCGGAGGATTACACCTTTATCCAGTCGCTGGTGACGGATAACGTTAGCCTGATGCGGGAAGACCCGGATTATATTCGCCAGCTGGAGGCGCTGCCGCCTAAGCTGCGGGAGGCTTGGCTTTACGGTTCGTGGGACGTGTACGAGGGGCAGTTCTTCGAGGAGTTCCGCGATATCCCGGATCACTATCTGGACAGGCGCTTTACGCACGTGATAGAGCCCTTCGAGGTGCCGCCGGAGTGGAAGATATACAGGTCATTCGACTGGGGATATGCGCGACCGTTCTCCTGCGGCTGGTGGGCAGTCGATTACGACGGCGTGTTATATCGGATATTGGAGCTGTACGGCGGCACGAAGACGCCCAACGAAGGCGTCAAATGGACGCCGGACAAGGTGTTCCGGGAGATACACCGGATCGAATGCGAGCACAGATGGCTGAGAGGCAAGCAGATCAGCGGCGTGGCTGATCCGGCGATCTGGGACGCGCAGACCGGCGAGAGCATCGAGGAGTGCGCGGCGCGGCACGGTGTGTACTTCACCAAAGGCGACCACGAGCGGCTGCCAGGGTGGATGCAGGTACATTATCGCATGGCCTTTGACGATAACGGATACCCGATGATGTACGTGTTTAAAAACTGCAAGGCTTTTATCCGAACAATGCCGCTGCTGGTATATGACGAGCACAAGGTGGAGGATATCGACACAGACGGTGAGGATCACGTTGCGGACGAGACCCGGTACTTTTGTATGACGCGGCCCATCGCGCCGCGCATGAGCGCACAGCCGGACGGCTTTGAGCACAGCCCACAGCATTTGTTTTTGGATATTAACCGGGAGGACATTCTACCGCGACCGGCGAGACAGCGGATAGAGATCATCAGAGAGGATTCAGATGGCTAAGGACAAGCAGACAAGAAATATAACGCCGGAAGAGGCGATGGCGCGGCGGCAGAGCGCACCGCAGCCGACGGCGGAGGAATACGTGAGGGAACATCTCGCCGCGTCTCCCGCGGCGGCACAGGCGGTCAACGGCATGACCTACGCTTCCGTGACGCCCGTGATAGGCAGAGAGCAGCTCCACGACGCCACGCTGATCCTGCAAAAGTATAAGACAGGCAAGGCGCGGCTGGAGCAGAAGATCGTCGCGAACGAGCAATGGTATAAGCTGCGGCATTGGGAGCAGATGCGCAAGAGCGAGACCCGAGAGGTGGAGCCGGTCAGCGCTTGGCTGTTCAACTGCCTTTGCAATAAGCACGCGGACGCGATGGACAACTTCCCGGAGCCGGTCATTAAGCCCCACGAGCCGGGTGACAGGCAGGAGGCGGAAATGCTGTCGTCCATTATCCCGGTGATCCTCGCGCAGGGCGATTTTGAGCAGGTGTACAGCGACGTGGCGTGGTACAAGCTAAAGTCCGGGTGCGGCGTGTACGGTGTGTTCTGGGACAAGGACAAGCTGCACGGGATGGGTGACGTCTCCGTCAAAAAGATCGACCTCCTCAACCTTTTCTGGGAACCTGGGATTCAGGATATCCAGCAGTCGGCCAATCTTTTCCACGTGGAGCTGGTGGATAACGAGACTTTGATCGGTATGTATCCGCAGCTGCACGGTCAGATCAGCACGCCGACGGTGGACCTGGCGCGGTACGTGTACGACGATACGGTGGACACCACCGAGAAATCCGCCGTGATCGACTGGTACTACCACAAGACCGTCAACGGCAAGACCGTGCTGCATTACTGCAAATACGTCAACGACACGGTGCTGTACGCCACCGAAAATGACCCGGAGCTGTCGCAGCGCGGTCTATACGACCATGGCCTGTATCCCTTTGTGTTCGACGTGCTGTTCGGCATGGAGGGCACCCCCGCGGGGTTCGGCTACATCGACGTAGGCAAGGACACCCAGGCGTATATTGACCTGGGCAATCAGGCGATCCTGAACAGCACGCTGGTGACCAGCAAGCCGAGATTCTTCATTCGGCGGGACGGCACCGTGGACGAGCAGGAGTTTGCCGATCTCAACAACACTTTTATCCACGTGGACGGAAATCTCGGGGAAGACAGCATCCGTCAGATCGACGTGAGCGGCATCGGCGGCATCGACGTGACCGTCATTAACAACAAAATAGACGAGCTCAAGGAGACCACCGGCAACCGGGACGTCTCCACCGGCGGCACCAGCGGCGGCGTGACGGCCGCCAGCGGGATCGCCGCCATGCAGGAGGCTGGCAGCAAGCTGTCAAGAGACGCCAATAAGAGCGCCTACCGGGCGTTCCGCGGCGTCTGCAATATCATCATCGAGCTGATCCGGCAGTTCTATACGCTGCCGCGGGCGTTCCGGATCGTCGGGAAAAACGGCACGGATCAGTTTGTGCAGTATTCCAACGCGGGCATTCAGCCGCAGCCGCAGGGCGTGGAGTTCGGCGTGGATATGGGCGTGCGCGTGCCGCAGTTCGATATTGACGTGTCCGCGACTAAGCAGAGCCCCTACAGCAAGGCGGCGCAGAACGACCTCGCGCTGCAATTCTTTGCCGCCGGGTTCTTCAACCCCGCCATATCCGATCAGGCGCTGGCGTGTCTGGATATGATGGACTTTGACCACAAGGACGCCGTCGTGCAGCGGATCGCGCAGAACGGCACCATGTACCAGCAGATTCTCGCCCTGCAAGAACAAATGATGATGCTGGGCGCAATGGTGGACGAAGCCAAGGGCGGGACGGAGGTGACCGACGCGCTGGCGGCGCAGTTCGGGATGGAAGCACCCATGCAGCCCTCCGGCGGGAGGGCCGGGAAGACGGAGACGTCTTCGGAAGGACAGGAAAGCGGCGTGACGCAGCGGGCGCGGCAGCGGGTGGCGGATTCCACCGCGCCCGCGTAAGGAGGCGGCGCAGTGGTTGAGGTGACATTTACTGACAAGGACGGCAGACTGGCATTCACCGCCGAGGGTCACTCCGGATACGGAGAATACGGCAAGGACATTGTGTGCGCCGCCGTCTCCGCGCTGGCCTTTACGCTGGCGGGGAACGCGGAGGACATGAAAACCAACGGCTGGCTTGTCCGCGACCCGGAGATCGACATGGAGACCGGCGCGAAGGTGGTATGCGCACCAAAAAAGGAGTGTATCGCGGAGGCGAGACTGGTCTTCTGCACCGTGATGACGGGATTTGTGATGCTGGAAAACAGCTACCCGGAGCACGTGCACGTAACATTGCTCGGTGAGAGCGAAAGCTCTTAATATATACCGAAGGATCGCCCACTTGACGGGCAGAAAGGAACACCATGCAAAACACAATGTTTGCCCTTTGCCTTCAGCACTTCGCGGAAGGCGGCGACGCGGGGGCAGCAACACAGGCTGACAGCGGGATCGCCTCCGCAGCGGGCGCGCAGGCCGTCGTATACGGCAAGCAGGAGACGGGGGACGCCGCCCCGGAAAAAGCATCGCCGAAAGACCTCAAAGCGAGGTACAGGGAGGCAATCAAAGGCGAGTACAAAGAGGTGCATGACGCCTACATCGAAGACCTGATGAAAAAGCGCTTTAAAAGTCAGGCGGAAGATAAGGCGTACCTCGAAAAGGTAAGACCCTTTATGGCGGAAATGGCGGAGCGGTACGGCGTCGGCACGGACGACGTGGACGCCCTGAAAAACGCTATCTACGCCACGCCCACGGCAGAAGAGGAAGAGGAGGCGCTGGCCTCCGGTAAATCCGTTGAGGAGCTGCGGGCGGAAAAGGCGAAAGACCGGGAGCTTGCCTTTTACCGGCAGAAGGAGATCGAACGTCAGGCCAATCAGACCATGATGCGGTGGCAGGAACAGGCTCAGGCGGCGCAGGCGAAGTACCCGACGCTTGATCTGACCGAGGAGATTCAGAACCCAGATTTTGCCGCGCTGCTCAAGGCCGGTATTGACGTGGAGACGGCCTTTACCGTGATCCATAAGGACGACATCATACCCGCCGCCATGCAGTACACGGCACAAACGGTGGAAAGCAAGATTGCCAACTCTATTGCCGCGAACGGCGCGCGACCGACGGAAAACGGGATGCGCTCACGCGCGGCGGCGATCGTTAAGAGCGACGTGTCGCAGCTTACCAAGGCAGACCGCGACGAAATCGCACGTCGGGTCTCCATGGGAGAAAAGATACGGTTCTGAAAACGTGCTTTTCTCCCGACAATAATACGATAAAGGAGAACAAGCGATGAACATTTACACTTTTAATTTTGACATCCAGAAGTTCGCGCAGCCTTCCGGCAGCCCTTATACCGGCTCGGCGGCGGGGCTGAACGTGACAAACGACCCGATCCACGACAGCAGCAATCACGCCTACGCGCCCTCCGGCTCGACCAATCAGGTGACCATCAACGGGGATAACCTCTCCGCCGAGATGAAGGTATTCTACGATATGCGTCTGCTGGACGAGGCGGGGCCGCTGCTGGTACACGACCAGTTCGGCCAGAAGCGTCCCATCCCCAAGAACGGCGGCAAGACCATCGAGTTCCGCAAGTTCAGCAACCTGCCCAAGGCGCTGACGCCCATCGTGGAAGGCGTGACGCCCGCGCCCGGCAAGATCGAGGTCACCAGCATGACAGCGACGGTAGAGCAGTACGGTTACTACGTACCTCTTTCCGACGTGCTGGAGCTGACGGCCATCGACAATGTGATTCTTGAGACCACCAAGCGGC